GATGTTGCTTGCGGTAAGAAGCAATTCCTTTTTTATTTAGACCACCCTCAGGATTCTTTCCCTCTTTTCTTTGCCAAGCAGCAGATGCCTCAATCATAAATTGAGAAAGAGTTTTTCCCTCATTAGTTTTTTGTAAAGGCAATTTAGCACCTGTTGGTTTTGGTTCTTTTCCTTTTTCATAAACTGGTTTTCCGCCACCAAGTCCAGAACCAGGTTTTAACTTTGGTTCATTAGAAACACCTTCGCCAACGAGTTTGCTACCAATACCTATACTTGGTTTTAATGGTTCTGGTTTGATAATATCAATAAACTCTGCATAATGATTTCCATTAGCATCTTCAATACTTACAGATTCTTTTGCAACATCAGATGTTTTAGGCCCTGCCTTAGCAGCTAACATTAATCTATGAAGTTTTTCTGCTTTACTTCTTATTTGTTCTGGCGTTAGTGGTTTTTTTGGTTTTTTAGCAACTGCAGTTTCTTCTTTCATTTCACCACTATCAACATAATCTGCTGCAGTATCAATATAATCTGCTGCCTTAGTGATTTTTGATTGAACCCATGCTTCAAGATTACCTTCACCTTTACCAATTTTTTTCTTTAATCTTTTAGCAGCACTAATAATTGTTGAAAGTTCAGAACGAGCCATAGAATACTCGTGATCCTTTTCTTCATTTGCTGGATGTGGTTTATTGGGATCATATGAATTTGATGCTAAAGCAACTGGAGTTGAAAACATATCCCAATACTTAGGTCCATACTTGCATTCATCACGAGTTTCTTCTTTTTCACATTTTGGACAATATCTAACCATTCCAGTTTCTTCTTTAATAGGACGACAGTCTGGAACTTCTATTCCATTTTTTATTTTTGTTCCTTTAGCAACTTTGCCAGGCCAGCACTTACTAGCACCTACATTTTTACGTGCTTGTTTCAAACCTTCTTCAATATCTAAAGTTTTTGGATATCCCTTTTCTCCCGGTTTTGCTGGTTTTTCTCCCCTTTTTCTTTTGGCACGAATATTTGCCCAAAGACCCATTTTTTCTTCTGTAACATCTTTAAATTTTTTATGTTCTTTCTTTGCAGATGCTTCCATTTTTTTAAGTCTTGTGTAGTAGTCTGGGATTTCATCAAGATGCTGTAAAGCAATATCAGTTGCAAGATCTTTATCTTTAGTATGTTCATGTTCAATTGGAATTCCCATTTTAAGTTGATTCTTTACAAAAGAAACTTCAAGACGATGTTTCTTTGCTATTTGTTCAATTGATTTGTGGGATTTGACTTGATGCATTTCATTAAAGGGGGACCTTGATTTAGTATTTTCACCTTTTGCTCTTTTTCTTCGGGCAGCACAATGAGCACGTTGAGAAAACCCTTTTGGGGAATCACAATTTATTGATCTTTTGTATTTGTTAGACCAACTCATTAAAATATTTGTTTACTCTTTATTATTTAGAAAACCTTGTTTCAGTAATTTTGAGAGTTCTGAAGTTGAACCAACAAATACTGCATTATTCGTAACATTATTAGTTGTTTTAACAGTATCCTCTTCAACATCCTTAAGTTTCTTTTGAAGGTCGATTAATTTGTCTGTTGTATCAGCAACACTTTTAATTAATTGACCAGCAACTTCATATGCTCTTGGGGAACCTCCTTCTCCAGCAAGTTCCATAATTCCATTAATTGCTTCTTGACCTTTTTCAATTAAAGAATAAAGATTTGCACGAGTATATTCATAATCTTTCTTAATATCATTTTCTTCTCTAGGTTTGATAATTTCTATCTCACATTTTTTAGAATCACTTTCAATTATTTGACTGTCAAGATTTAATGCTTTATCCAATTTATCGTAACTATTTTTCATATTATTCAAATATCAGTTTGTTGAGATGAACTGTAAGTTTTACCATCATCAAAATATTCCCAAGAACCATTAAATCCAAAATCATCATCCGGTTGTGCATTTACTGGATCTGGTTTAACTGTATATCTTATTTCTCTCTTGGCAGATGTTATATCAGTAGTCGTATGCGTATCAACTTGAACTTTACGAATTAATCCATCTGTAGTAGTAGCAATAGGACCAAATAAGTATGTTTTTGCGGTAAATTGTAATGTATAAATTAAAGCTCTTCTCGAAGAAAAATCACCTTCATAATCATCTTGAAAAGAAATATTTTCTAACACCACAGGAATATCTCTTTTTTCCCCTATTGAATTTATTAAATCAACAGTCAATGTAAATGATGGTTGAAAATATGGTAATATTTGTTCTATAATCTGTAAAGAATCATCATTTAATTTGCTTAAAATATTTAATTCAAAACCAATATTATATGGAACTGGCAAATATACTTTTTTCAAATTAGTCCCATCAGATGCTTTAAATGTTTGGGTTACTCCAGATTTTCTTGACGAATCATATTGTATTGAATTCATTTCAAAAGACATTCTTGGTAATGTAATTTGAACTGGTTTATTTAAGTCTGCTTGCTGTTCAATTCTTGCTAGAAATTTTTGAGATGGACCGTAAGAAATAGGAACTCTTATCTCGCTGTAAGTGTCTCCACCATCATCTTTATGCTTTATATACATTTGGTTAAACAAAGTTCCAAATGAAACTATTGTTTTTCTAATAATTTCGTGATAGTAATAAGTTCCTAACATTAGTAATTACCGAATGGATTTGATTCTGTAAAGTCTAGAATTAGATCTGCCTCTTCTTCTATTTGATCATTCTGTTCATATTTATCGGAAAATTCAGTTCCAGATACTGTTTTTAAAGTATATATTGCTGAAGATGAAGTTCCAACTATTGTTTCTCCAGGAATAAATGACCCATCAATTACCCCAAGAGTTAAAATATTTGTATCTTTATCCCAAGATTTAACTCTAGAAGTTGTCCCAGATTCTGATCCTCTTATTATTTCATTGAAGGCATAAGTACCTATTCCAGTTAAAAGAGGAGGTGGAGCAATTGTTATTGATGGGGAACTACTATATCCAATACCAGCATCTCTTATTAATATTTGAGTTATAGATCCAGATGTTCCAACAACTGAAATTCCCTTTGCAGTAATTCCAGATCCAACTGTAGGGTTACTAAACGTTACTAGTGGAGGTCTTACATAACCTTCACCATAACTACTAATTCCAACAACACCAACACCATATGATCCTTCTACAATTTCTGCAGTTGCTGCTGCACCAACACCACTTCCATTAGAATATATAGTGACACTTGGTATAGAAGTATATCCAGATCCTGGATTAATTAATAATATTTCTTTTATTGAACAAATTCCACCTTTACATGTAGTAATAGCTACCGCAGAAGCTGATGTTCCACCGGATGGTGCTGGAGAAAAACCTACTGTAGGAATTCCAGTATAACCATTACCATCATTATTAATAAATATTCTTCTAACGTATCTACTAGAAATTGTAGATGTAGCATTTGCAGTTTGGCCAAAGGAAAATAGTTGTAAAGATGTAATATATCCTTGTTGCTGCAAAGTATTATCTATTTCATCAACCGCAGTGCTAACATCAGAAAATCCTCCAATTTCATCTTCATACTCAAATAATTCACACTTTAATTCATAAACATAAGTTTTTCCTAATTGGTAAAATGGTTGTTCATGTTCAACAAATTTAACTTCAAATAATCTTTTACCAAGAGGAAAGTAAATAATATCACCTTCTCTAGGTCTTGTTGTTAAAACTATTTCATTATCATCCATTCCTTCTAAAAATGGAGAAATAAAATCTTCAAATCTTTCTTTTGAAATTATTAATGTTAATTCATCTCTTAAACTCATCCCAAATTTAGTTAAAATATCTCCAGATCCACCATAACCATCAAAATTACTAACGTATGCCTCAATAGAATAATTATCATCAAATCTTGATGTTTGAACTTCTCTAAAAATAGTATCTTTTCTGACAAATTTTCTAGGTATGTATAAAACTTCAACACCATATATTTTTAAATGTTCATTTATTAATTCTTGTATTAATCGTTGCTCTCCAGGAGATCCTTGAAGAAAAAATGAATTTAATGCCATATCAACCAATCATATCTAATGGTGGAAGTTCATATTCTAGTGTCATTCTTTGTTTGATATCTTCCAATTCTCTTTCAGCATCTTCATATATTTCTCTTCCATTTAATTCAACTCCACCTGGAAGTTTAACACCTCTAAATTTTATTAAATTTTGTCCCCACTGCTTTTTAATTAATGCAGTTAAATATTTTTTAACAAAACTATCATTATATACCTTAGTAAAATCATTTGGATCTAAGATTCTATAACAGTCTATTAGCAAAAAATCTCCAGCATTATTTCCTTCCCAATTAAAATCTAAATATAATCTATTTTGTCTTTTGTTAAATCTAATTTGCTTATCTGTGGTTAGCAAAAAGTCAATATCTTCGAGATATGATTTTACCATCGAATATTGCAGAAGTTCTATAGAATTAAAATAATACAAATCATTTAAAAATAATTGGTATTTAATACTGAACATCCCTGAAGATATTGTGCTAGAATTAAATTTGAATATTTTTTCAACGCCAATTACAGAATCTGGAACTTGTATATAGTTTGAGGACTCGTAAAAACTAAATGTTTTAGAAACACCATTAATATTTGATTGTCCAGTCGTTGTAACTATTCCAGAACCAACTGGAGATTTTGCATTTGCAGAACCTCTATCAATATCTTCTTGTGTTATTTTGTATTTCAAATACATTCTTTCGACACCATCAAAATGTCTTTCGTGAAAATATTGAAGAGCATCATCTACTGCATCATCTATTTGGTCATCATCGACATTAATTTCTAATATAGGAGCACCTAATTTTCTCAAACAATATTCTACTAATTGTTGTCTGGATGCGGGTTTAGACATATTTTTACCTTGTAACTCCTTCTCTAACTAAAGCCATACCTTCAACAACTCTTGTAGTTGTGCTATTATTCGTCAATAATACATCATAAACATATCTTCCTGGTTTTAATGATGATGTTATACTAGAACCTAAACTAATTCTAATTTGTCCAGTTTGAGAATTGACAATAGAAGATGTGAAAGTTGTTACTCCCGTGCTTCCAGACCACTTTCTCATTTGGGATTGTATACTTGCCGAAGATAAATTCATTGCAGAATTTGTGGCACTATCCTCTAGAAAAAAATTTTGAGAAAAAGATGCTCCAGAATTAATAACCAGATTACTTACATATATTGAGGCCATTATTCTAGTGCCATAAGTAATATATAAAATATTTATGTTTCATTTTTGTTGAAAACTGCAAGTGAAGATAAAACCTCTTGTTGCTTCAAATACAATTTGAAATAAGATTTTGCTATATTTTTTAAATCTTCAATATTATCAATATTATCTATTTCGGAAGTAAATTTATAATATTCAAAACTTTTACTCAAATTTTCTAGTTCAATTTTGTCAGGATCCATTTAATAACTCCCTTATTAAAGATTTAATTTCTGATAATTCTTTTTTTAAATTATCAATTTCATTTTTTTGTTTAAGTTTTTCTTCTCTCAATTTAATATAATTATTATATTCAATATTATCTGCATTCAATATTGCACCAGTATTTTCATCTCTATATAAATTTTTATGTCCTTCTATTGGTATCATTATGCTAATGCAATTGCTCTAATATCCTTAAATTTTAATGGTCTGGCTTCATTTGAACCATTCATAACTATCTTAATAACAAATCCAACAAATTGACCTAAATTTTCTGCAGTAAATTCATATTCGGAATATTCACCTTCCGTAGTCGAACCAACATAAAAATCAGAAGTTCCATCATTAAGTGAAGTATCTATAATTGTATCACCAATACCATCTCCATTTATGTCTTTTAAATTACTATATCCTGGGAAAAATTCATATGATTGGTCAACTTCACTAGAATCTGGACGTATTAGTTTATATAATACTCTAAAATCATTAGATGAAGATCTATAACAATTTGTTATTACTTTAAGGGAAGATGCTGGTTTCAGTAAAATAATTTGATTAGATATGTAAATTGAAGAATGTGGATCATTTATTAATAAATTTGATCTATTATCAGTAATATAATTTGATATTGGATTATTTAATTTATTTCTAATAAGTGCAACTGTAGCACCTTCAACCGTATCTATAACTGGAGAAATATTTGAATCTCTTGTTCTTAAAGTCAAAGAAATAAGCATAGATTTTAATCTAGGAGTTCCTGAAAGATTATTAATTTCATTAATTCTAGATGCTATTAATTTTGGTGTATCAAAATCATTTTTTGAATTTAAAGATAATGGAAGAAGACCTTGATCAACAAATGATGATTCTGATCCAGAAGCACTAGTTCCAGATATTGTTCTAATTGAACTATTTAAAGATGTTCCTGGAGGAGTTAATATATTAAATTTTGGTATAATTGAATTGTATTGATAATTTTGAGTTATTTTGCAATTAGATCCCCCAAATGTTTTCTCTTCAATAAATGTGGAATTGCTAAATTCTTCACTAGAAAATTTTAAGTAATAATTGTCTGAAGTTTCTAATGATTTTAAATATTGTGAATTTGATTTTCTATGCGTTGTATTAATTCTCATCAAAGAAACACCATTACACTCATACTTATATACCATATCGCCAGAATTATGATTTCTAATTGTAGAATAATTAACTCCTCTGGATGAAATTTGTAATGTATTTGCATTAACAGAAGTATATGCAATAATTTCATTATTAATTAAAACATATCCTGTATTAAAACCAACAACAGAACCACCATCAAAACTAGAAAATGTTGAAGTACTTGCAACAGATATTGTGTTAGATTCTGCTGTTATGTTTGATGTTAACTGTTGAGGAGTTGTATCTGGGAATACACCACTAATGGTAATGTAATTATTATCATCATGCATACCATGATTATAATGTTCGACTTTAAATACGCCTCCACTGTATAGATCATTTAAAATCTTTGGAGTTTGTAATACCGTAGTTCCTGCTAAAGAAACTTGTACGCCATTTTCATCAAAATAAGATAAAGTATTTCCCAATTGAATTGTTTTTCCTGGGACATTAGTCAGTAATAAAGCATCAATTCCATTTAAATTGGAAACTGATATTAATGCCCCAGTTCCTTTTGGATTATATCCTGTTGAAATTCCCAATAAATCTCCTTTTAAATATCCACTTCCCGTATCTACTATGACTGTTTTACTTAGTTTTCCACCAGTAAATGTTAGATTAGCAGTAGCTCCATATACATTAGGACCAAATCCATTTACTGTAAATAATGGAACATTTGAATAAACTCCATCAGAGTATCCTATTCCGACATTTGTGGTTGTTATTCCTGATATTTTTCCTCCAGATTTTTCTATAAATCCATAATTTCCATTTGAAAATTGTATTTTTTTACCAAATGTATAAAAATCATTAGCATAAGAAGTAGAAATTCCAATTATATATTTTTGGGGAAAACCTGTTATTGGATTTGATACTAATTTATCATTATTACTGTCATAAAATTCTCCTGAAGATGTATCGGAAAGAATAGGATTTGTAAAGAATACTGTTCCAGCAGAAACAAATTGAGCTTTATAGGTTTTAAATTTTAAATCTTGTAATAAGGATGCTGAAGGAATGGCACCATTTTGTGGTTTGTATAAATTACCACCTATAAATTGATTAGAATATATTATTTGTTGTGTATTGGGATAGTTTTGAGTTTTAACGGTTGCTTCATTCGATACTGCAGTCCAAAGAGAATATAAAGAAGATGATGGTGAATAAATTCTTATACAATATTGTTTATTTGGTTCCAAATAAAGAGGTGATGGTAATTTAACATTAGTAGCAACTTCACCATCATTAGAAATATTGACTTGATTTGGTAAGAGTTGAACTCTAGCAAAATCTTGTAGTAATTTATTTGTTGGAGTTCCACCAAGATCAACTTCACCGATCTCAATAGTTACTTTTTCATTATTATCTTTTTCTGCAAAAAATAAATCAATAGAAGTTAAAAATCCACCAGAGGTATCAACTTTAAATGTTTGAGTCAAATAACTTTTTGATGATAAAACTGAAGATCTAGTTAAAACTGGTCTTCTAATAATACTGTTATTGGAAAAATTTGAATTTTCCGATAGATATAGTGTAGACTCGCAAAGACCTTGCTTTATTTGTATTGCTGATGTGGATTGTGTATTAGTTGCTGTTTCTAATTTAAAAGTTTTATCCCCTACATTAAATACATTTGGTGGCAATAATGGCGAAAAGGGATTTCTAATAAAGAAACACCCTATTAAATCTCCATATTTATCAGAAATAAGATCTTGGTTACTTACAGTACACTGAGCTCCACTAGATCTTCCAACTAAAACCATATTATAGGAAACATAACCATAGAATCTACCATCAGCATTATCTGCTAAAGAATATGTATCTATGTTTAAAACTGTAGTTGATTGAGAATAATCAGAAAGTATTTCTGAAGTTTGATATGGATTGCTTGGATAAGTTTCTGATGGTGAATTATAAGGACCATATTTATGGTTTGGTGTACATAATCTAGCGGAAAATACTTTTACATTTCCTTCATAACCATCTATAATTTCTCCAACACTAAAAATACCAGATATCATAGATATTTTTAATAATTTTGGAATTACATCAAAAGATGCTGATCCATCAAAATATGGAGTATGCTTTGAAAGAGGAAATAAATTTGATCCAAGAAATTCAATATTTCTTGATCTCATTTTATTACTAGTTTCCCCAGACAAATATAAATTTGATAGATAACTATTTTTCCACTCACTTTGAGTTCTTATAACTTTACCCTTAATTGAGTTTATAGTTTTAACCCAAGCATCAGTTGAAGGACGAAGTTTAACACTTCCGTTATAATCCGATAATCCGTGTGGATTAATATTTTCTTTAGTTGTTGCAAAAGGTTGGGATATATCTCCCCATTCAACTTCAGAATAATTTAAAGTAACTAAATCACCTGTTTTTTTAATATTAGCATCGATTAAATCTAAATTTTGAGAATAATCAGCATTTTCTAAATTTGTTCCTTGACTTGGTAATACTTGAGTTTTAAGAGATGTAATAGATACATCAGTAGTCATTTCACCATCTTCGGAATTAATTGAAACTTTTGCATCTGGATTTTTATAATCAACTAAATTGGAATTTATAAAACTATCTGCAAAAAATCCACATTTATATTTTGCTAATCCTAATCCCTCATTATCAATAATTTGTAGAGATTTAACATCTAATTCTAATAAACTTAATGATGCAAAGTTTTCAAGATTTTTAATCCTGTTTTCTAAAGTTCCAATATCTCTCATTGTATATCTTTTATTTTCAATTAGAGAAATTTTAATATCATCTACATTATAAACGTATGCTGGTATTTCTATATTTGCAATATCCATACCGTCCTCTAAAGAAGACGGTTGTTGTGGATTTACTGCTGATGAACCCGTAATTAATTGGAAATTGCCATTTTTATTTAAAATTAATTTATCTATTCTGGGGACATAATGAGAATATGAAACTTTAGTAGATTCATTCGGTGATACAACTATTTGTATGTTTGATTGTGCCGTTGAAAAATTTCTACTAGAAAAATCAAAAGGAGATGATGATTGTGATGTAAATTTAGATACTCTTGGTCTAAAATCTAATACATCAGAAGATCTATATCCATTTTTTAAAATAGGAACATCATTTTTAAAATTTGATGAATTGTAACTATTTGCGGTATATAAATCTCCAGAGTCTGATTCAGAAACTTGGAAATAATCAAAAATTATTAATAATTTTTTTGCTGGGGAATTAGATCCAAAATTTCTAACTATTTTGGAATAATCATAATATTGATCTTTTTGCCCTTTATCTAAAGTAAAATCGTTGCTTCTGTTTATATAAACTCCAGGAACAACATTTAATACTGAAGTTGATATTTTTGATTCTTCAAAATTTACAATATCATTAGTTTGAAATTTATTTGAATTTAAATAAACAAAACTAACATCAGTTCCTTGAATATCTGTAATTTGTCCAACTGCTTCACTTAAAGATCCATATATTTTTTCCCCAACAATTGCATTAGATATTGATTGTGAAGAAAATACTAGTTTATCCAAAATTGGAGATTCTGAATTAGATGATTCATATATTGCTAAAATGTTAGAAACATCGGGAACATTCAAACATATTTCATCATCTTCTACTCTAGTTCCATAATGTATACTAGTTGTTAATCCACTAATTCCGTTTGAAATACCTAAAGATGTTTTTGAAATCAATAATTTCTCACTTTTTTTGTAAAGTTTTGTTTTATTGCGAACAGAATTTTTAGTTATTGTGCAAATAACAGATACATTTCCAGATTGGGATTGTTTTAAACCATAAAAAGATATATTTTCTCCACTATTTGTTATTTCTATTTTTTCGGAAGTTAAATTTTCTACTGTTCCGTCACCATAAAAAATAGAATATCTTTCCGGAGAAAAAGGTTCAAAATATCCACTGCTAATTGAAAAATCTCCAGAAACTGATAATGAAAGTGTTCCAACACTTGAAGTACTTTTTTGAGATATTTGTTTTTTTATCGTTATTGATGAAGATGATAAATCTACAGAAGAAACGTTTTTATTTGGAAGATTGATATATAAATTTGATTTATCTTTATTTTTAACGGTTGATTCGCCTAAAGAAAATAATGCAGATACTGAAGATCCTGATGGAAGAGAACCAACACAAACGTTAAGGACAGTTGTAACTCCAACCACATTCATACTTAAACCATCTTCACTTATGGATACAACTTTATTATAAGTTTCTGTAGAAAATCCTGCTACTTGATATCTTATAATAGAATCTGTTTTTATTCCTGAGAAAGTTTTTCCCGGAGAATTAACTGTACTAATTCCGGAAACTGCTGGTTGAATTGTTATAGTATCTGATGGACTAAATCCAGGAGCAATATTTTTTTGTAAAAATACATCTGCAGAAAAATCAGTAGATAATCCACTTAAAGATACATCCGAAGATTTTTGATATACTGATTTTATATCTTTTGGATTATAAACTTTTATTTTTTCTACCGTTCTTATTAAATTTTTATTATTATTAAATATTATTTGTTCATTTTTACTAAAAGATCCCGAAGTTTGATATAAAAATACTGTTCTTCCATTATTTGGATTTTCTGCTACATATCCAGAGGCACCACTACTTAATCCTTTTACAAATGAAGATTTTACAACATCATTTGTAACGTTTGAATTTACTGTTATAGTTGTGTAAGTTTGTAAATCATAAACATAAAGATTCCATCTACTGGACTGATCCTTATATGGACTATCACTAGCAGAGAAAGAATAAGCCCTAGCTTTTCCTATAGTTGTTCCAGATCCTACAATATTGCTAGATTTTCTATCACCAAATAATCTAATCTCATAGTTATTATTTAAACCAATTGCTGGAGATCCAGAAACATTATTTAATACTATTAAATTACCCATTTCGAACAAAATGGGAGAATTTAATACAGTATTTACCGATCTTGTTTTTTTTGCATCTAATATTGTTGTTGAAGATTTTTCAATATCATTACCATTAACATAAGCTTTTCCTGAAGAAATTTTAACACAAATTAAATCTTCACTTGGAGTATTATTTTGCTCAGTTTTTTGATTTTGTTTAAAAATTCCTTTTTGATCTGTTAAATTATTTAATGAATCTTCAACAAAAACTGAAAAAGGACTTAATGCAAAATTTCCAGATTGCTCATAAGTTCTTTTTGCAATATAATCCCTTATTAAAGAGTAATCACTAGTGTCTTTTATTTTTTTAACAACACCACCAGCAACTCTTAATATTTCTATAAAATTAGTATCTTGGTAATCTGTTAAAAGTTGTTTTGATAATTTTGTTTTTAATTTAAATCTATCTGCTCCTGGAGCTGAATAATTCGTAAATCCTTTAGCATTATCATATAAAGAAGAATCATCATATGAAGATACAAAAGTTTCAGATACTGATAAACCAACTCTATATGACGGAGTATTATTATATTGATCTAATATAATTGTATCTTGATCGACAGTAACAAACAAACCACGTATAAAATAAATTCCTGGAGAAATAGATACTGCTGATCCAATTGCAGTTGAATTAGTATCTAATAGTGAAGCAATAGTATTTCCTGAAGATATAGTTGTATTTCCGTATTTTACATTATCTAAAGTTGTTAAAGTTTCTCCATCAATAAAACTTAGATTTTCATTACTGGAATTAGAATTTAAATATTTTACATATAATGTTGTTACATTTTCAATAGAATTATTTCTAGAAACAACATTTTGAACTACTGCAGTAACTTGAGAAATATCCCCCAACAAACGTTTTCCTATCAACTCTTTGTAGTAAAATTCTACATCTAATCCCAAATGAATAGGATTTATTTTAACTGCATAATAATTTGGATCATAAGAGACTTCACCAGGAACAACAACTGATCCATCTTTAAAAATACTTTTTCCTAAAGAAGATATTTGATCTTGTAATATAGTTTGTAATGTAGTTAATTCTCTAGCCTGAACTGGATATCCTGGCTTAAATAAAACTTTGTAAAAGTTTTTAGTTGTATCAAAATCATCAAAATATGGTGATACGTTTAAATTTGTTTTTGCCATTTTAATTTAAAATTCCAGTACTATTTTAATGTCTTCTTTTTGTTTTGGATTTCTATTGACAATAGGTCTACTGTCAATATATAATACTTCACCAGATCTTTTATTTATTTCTGGTTGAGAAATCCCATTAACAAACGTTGAATTTAAATTGACAGATTTTGTATTAGATACAACTAAAACACTTTCTTGAAATGTAGGATCAATTGCTGCACTAAATCCAGATTGAGAAGTTATTAAACTTCCTGCGGTTGAAAATCCAATATTATTTCCTTGAACGAAAACATTCTTTGAGTCTTTTTGGTCATATGTTATATCATTAAAATATAAAGATCTATCTACAAAATATTTTAAAACCTTTGTTTCATTATCATAAGAAGCAACATATCCAACTGCAGTTCCAACTCCAGATATTGTTTGGTATATTTTTGTTCCCGGTGTTACTGTTTCGGGTAATGAAATTGTATTTGCATTTAATTTTACAGAATATAAATTTGAAAAGGTAGTATCATTATATATTGATGTTGCAGATCCAGATAATGTTGGATTTTTAAGAATTCCTATTTGTGCAAATTTTATATCAGTGGGAAAATCTTTTGTAGAATCGTCAAATCTTGCATAAACTAAAACTCTTTCACATCCCAATTCCTTATACACATCAAATCCATGTCCTCTTGATGGAGGTATAATTGGAATTAAATGGGCAAAAGAAGTTGCACCTTGATTTATTGGGGACAAATCAACTCTACCATAAGTGTAATTTTTTCCACCATTTGAAATTAATACATCATTTATTTTTCCACCAACAACATCAACAATAACTTTAGCTCCTTCACCATCACCCAATATGTCTAAAGATTCTGTCGATGAATTATACCCAGATCCTGGATTTTCTATATAAACTTTTTTTATCTGGTTGTCATTTACTAAAGAATCTCCACTATTTCTAACTGCTCTAACATCAGGATCAGTTGATGTTTCCCAATCTGCAGGAACTGGTATATATTCAATAGAATCAAATTTAATAATATCACTTGGAGAAACTGTAAACAAATATTTCCAAATATATCCATCCCCACTTTCTCCAGCTCTTGATGGTTCTAAATCTATAAAAAGTGGTTCATCTTGAGAAGGATTTCCCAATCTATTAATTGATTTTGATCCATTATCAATACATAAGTAAACTCGATAATCTTTGTTGATTACATAATAATTTGCATCATATAATCTATATGAGTTTGTTTTGGGAGATGGATTTTGTACAGAATAATCATGTCTGTACATCTCATATATTGTATTTTTTTCCCACGAAACTTTTCTTATTAATCTTCTAATATTATCGGATGTTATTCTTTTACCAAAAAGAATAGTATCTTTAACATGATCTAAGTAATTAAAACTATCTTCTGGAGTTGGAATAGAAGAATCCCAAGTTGAAGTTCTACCAAATCCAACTTGAGAGGGATTTGGTAAAGATAAAAATATGTAATAAGAGTTACTTGGATCTCTAACCGAATCTAGAAAATTTTTAGAATTTAATATTCTAAATTGGTCAGTAACTATTGCCGCCATTTATTATCTTATACCATTTTATCTATATTTATACGTTATCCAATAACTATTTTCACCAAACCACCAAGATCTCTTAATCCATACCCACGTCTTTGAATAATTGGGAAAGTTGATAATCCAGAAGTTGCAGTATATCCACTTAAACCGATGGATATTGGTGAAGATGATCTTTTTATATTACTAAATCTTCCCCAAGAAAATCTACCTCTTTGGATTGATCCGTAAGTATTAATTCCACTTATATTTGTTTTATTCGAAATATTGCATATTAATTCTCCACTTAGATTTAAATTCACTATACGGTGAATTTCATATACATTATCACAATAAGATTTTCCTATAGAAATAATAGAAGATCCATTAGAATTAATAGAAGTTATTCCATTGCCAACGGCAGTATCAAAAACATAAATTGGATAACCAACTTGTAATGTTTCTATTGATGAATTTTGATCATATGAAGTAAAAAATTTAATAGCCATGTCCGTTCCAATTCCTGGACATGTCGTAATTCCAGTAATTATTCCAGCAAATCCCTCAACAAATTGTATATTTTCTACTAATTCATTTTTAAAAGATGGCATAGGTGCAATAATTTGAGGTGGATTATCTGTTGTATATCCATAACCAGGATTAACTATATTAAATGGCGAAGTTATTGTTCCTGCAGAAGAAACTGTGGCGTATATGATTGCCTTAGTGCCAATCCCTGGTGTTGAATTCATTTTCAATAACAGACTAGATCCAATTCCAATATATCCACTACCACCATTAATAATATTGATATTAGAAATAGTAGATGATGAAGAAACTGTAGCAGTTAATGCTGCAGAAACTTGTGTAATTGAATCAATTATAATGGCATCAAATGAAGCGATGTTTAAATCAAAATTATTTTCTTCATAGTTAAAAAATTCAGCATTATCTACAAATATTTCATTATCCAAAGAATTAACCGATTTTATTATTTTAGCAGTTGGAAGTACTATTGGTTCTAAAGAATCTCTATCTTTGTATTGAATAATATTATTTGTTATAATATCTGTTTTTTGGCGAATTAAATTAATTGGTTTTGGATTTAATTCATCAATCCCCTGTCCAAAATAAATTCCAGTTTCAAATGTATCTGAAGAAGTGACGTAAGAAATTACTCTGGGATCTTGATCTAAAGATAGTGGTAAAGAATTATTTTTTTTAATTTGTATGGTATCTCCGGGTTTAATTGATGGATATACTGTAATTTCAACACTATCAACATCTTTAGTTCCTCTATAGAAAAATATAGCAATATTATCTGCTGCTTGAGGTGGTTCTACAAATTTAAATGTGGTTCCGCCCGTATATGTGTACGAAACCCCAGGTTCTTGCATAACACCATTAATAAAAATAAGTAATATTGTAGAAAAATCAATTATTGCTGCTGCAGGATCTGTCTTACTTTTTTCAAAACTTAGTAATTTATTATCCCTTACTAATGGAAATCTTGTTCTAACTCCATTTTGTAAAGATTTTATACTATCAATAAAATCAAATTCACCAACTTGCCAAGAAGCAAAAGTATCTCCTTTAACTTCGGTAACAGTAAATATCAGTTTTTCTAGTGGGTTTGTAAAACCTTTTGCTGTGGTTAGTCCAGAAACTGTAAATATATCTCCCAATTCAAAATTATATCCAGGTTTTGTAATTGTAAAATCACTTATATAAGATGTTGTTGACCCAATTCCCGTTCTTTGTGATGGAGAAACTTCCAAGCTTATTGAAAGACCTATTCCAGTTTGCTTCGTATATCCTATAGAAGGTCTATATATTCCTTCTATAGATAAATTTTGATAAGAAGGATCGGATATCGATACTTTTGGATTAGTGTATCCAGTTCCACCTTGGATAATATTGAATTCTGTTATTGATCCACCAGAACCAACTTTAGCAATAATAGTCGCGGCAGAACCAACATGTGAAGTATCTGTAATTGCAACAGAAACTGTACTATAATAACCAGATCCTCTAAATTCTTCACCAAAATCAAATCCAAATGATGTTGTTAATGATGATGTATTTGTAGTTGTTTTTGATAATGTTATTGAATTGGATCCAATACCAGAAACTAAAGTATCAAATTGCAAAATATCAGTTTTATTTGGAACTTTTAAATTTACATATTGTGGTACAAATTTAATTTCATCAATATATTTGTTCAAAATATTCATAACTTTTTGATTAATTTTAATACCACCAGTATTAATTCCAGTTATTTTATTTGTAGTTACTCCAATATATCCAGTTACTGCCAATCCAACTATTATTGATGTTGTAAATCCAATATATCGGATTGATCCACCAGTTCCAACTCTAATATCTAGAACTTCTGATGGCACACCTATTAATGGCGCATATCCATATCCACCAGTAAATGCTAACGAAACTAATACTCCACCTCTTGGAAGATCATTTTGATTTACATCATAATCAACGGTAAATGATTCTGAAGTATTTGGTAGAGTTATTCCTTTAAATCTTATGCTAGAAATACCATCATTTGTTAGTGTTTCATAATTATTTCCAGTATTAGTTTCAGTATCTGGAGATTGGAATATATCATTTAGTATAAGAATACTATTTCCTGGTTTTGAGTCTGAAACAACATTACCTTTATTATATAAAGTAAATGTTCTACCAATACCAGTAAATTGTAATGAAATATCATCGTAAATTTTATTGGTTGTATAATCTTTTCTTAAATAAACTCTTCCATTAAAAGTTGACTTTGGTAAAGGTAAGTAGTTATCGGCAAATAAAGCATTATTTCCTTTTCCGTCAGGTGCTTCAGAAAACCATATTTTATTTCCAACAATATTATATGATCCTTTATAAATTCTTACTTCTGAATTATCTAAATGTGTACTTCCAATTGAACCTAAAGTTCCTCTGTTAACATTACATAATTGAACAGTACCAATTCCAGTAATAGGTCCAGATGAAGTAGTTCCAACTCCAACACTAATAACTGTCATATATTCATCATTAACTTTAAGAATGTCTATAGGTTGGATAGAAGATATTCCAGATAAAGAAATAAATGTTGTTCCTGTACTAACTAAACCATTATTATTTCCGCTTAATGATTTAGTTAATGGTGTATAAGTTAATGGTGCTTGCATAACACCATTAATTGTTAGCACCGTTTTTTCAAGTTTTTTCTCCATTTCCAATTTGTGGAAATTTCCAGATCCATAATCTGTAAAAGTAAATCCTATACCATTTTTAGTTCCAGTTAATGTAAAAGTATTTTCCCCCAATTTTTTTGCATATACTGTAGAAGGACATATGTTAGTTATTATTCCAACTTGATATGTGTTTCTAAAAGTTGTTGCTGTTGAAACATTATTTAATGTTACTGAATAATTTAAATTATTTGCATAGTATAAAATATTATTAGAAGTTGGAAGATTGACTGAAGATGTTATGGAATTAATTCCTATAGAAACTATAGTTCCATATTGAGTGTTGTTACCTGAAAATATTCCAGATCCAATTTTTAAAATTGAAGTATTTGCAATTCCCGTGATGACAGTAGATCCAGAGGAAACGCTACCTACAAAATAACTATAGGTTTTTCCAATACTAACAATTTTTGTTCCGTTCGCAACATTCGGACCATAAAATACATTAGAATATGTATCTATTATTCCTTCAGATGAAGCTATTCCAGTTACAGTTTTAAATCCAACTATAGAGTCTCCAACAAAATATGTTCCCCCAACAAGAGTAGTAGATATTCCGATTGAAGATGCTGCAACACCAATAAGAGTAGATCCTGGAGTGTATATTAATTTTTCATTATTTTCAAAAAAGTGATTATTTATAGTAAATATTCCTGTTGAAATATCAAATTGTTTGATATTTTTTGGATTAAATATTTTTTCAAATATTGGAATTCTATTCCAATTTAAATCAAAGTCTAATCTATCTTTTCCGTAATTATTAATTGATCCATATTGGTTAATATATAGTCTTTCTCTTGCTGGTCCATAAGATAGAATTTGTGGAATGTTATATTCATCATTCTCCGCATAAATGAACTGATCAATAGATTGAATTAAAAGTTTTGTAGAAACAAATTTAGAATCTGGATGGAATATAATATTTACAATAGATCCATCGTTTAAAGTTGAAAATGTTCCTAGACCAACAGAAGTTCCAACAGTAATAAATGGATCACTTTGAAGTTTGGTATATACTTGATCACTAATTACTAATATTTGATATACCGAAACGGTAGACCCAACAGAAACTCTTATTAATGACTTTAATCCAGATTCTACAGAACTATCAAAAGTTTTAATTGTACTTATACCTGTAATATATGAATAATCACTTTCAATTCTAGAAGTTTTTTCTGATCCAGGTATTTGATCTTCAACTAAAAATCTATGTACTCCTTCACCAAGACTAGTTTTTCCTATTGCAACAGTTTTTGATTTAATTACAATATTATCATTAGTGTTATTTGTAAAATTTAAACTTAAAATTCCAGAGTTTTCTACCAATCCAAAAGTTCCAATATATCCACCAGAAAATCCACCCAAATATTGTGAAGAATCAAAGTAAAATTCTGATAAGTGTGTATTAGTTCCATCATAAGTTCCAACAACTTCGTAGTAATTCAAAGAATAATCTCTCGTATTAATAACTAATGATGATGAATGTATTGTGTGATAATCTGCAGATAATGCTCTAAAAACAGAAGTTGTAAATCCAATTTGATTTTTTACAGTTCTTGCTTCACTAAACAATCTAAGAAATCCATAATCAGTAATTCCAAATCCAGTAACGTTTGGTAAAGTAAAAGATTCTCTATAAATTTTTAATTCATATTTAGTATTATATGGATCTGCTGGATTAAATATTAGGGTAGGATCTCCGACATTATTAAGATTTCCTTCAAAATACCCAAGACTAAAATTAGTATAAAGATCACTTTTATTTAAAGTATATGTATTTTTGAAATCATTTAAAATTACTAAATCGGAAAGTTGAAAAGATTTTTCTTCCCCTTCATTTTGTGGTGTATTATAAACTTGAACCAAAAATTTAGAATAAAATCCACCTATATCATAAGAAACAGATTCTAAAAATTGATCTTTATTAAATTCTGAACTAGAAAAACTATTACTAATATCATCTATTGGTAAAACTCTATTTGATTTACACTCAATATAATTACTCAATTTTTTATTAAGTAGTTTAATATTAGAAGAAGATCCAGAAAAAGGTTCATAATCAAGTACTAAATCATAATTTTTAATAACATCTACACTATTTTCGTTGTCTAAATTTAAAACAGTTGATAATGAGGAAGTTCCACCAATTGAAGTTTTTGATGAAGAACTAAATCCTATTTCTCCAAAATTCTTAGTTCCAATTGGATGTACCAATTTATTAACTGCTTCTGAAAATTTATCATATTCTATATTACTTTTAATTGAATATGATAAATTTTGATAATAATCATTATCTGGTAAAGATTGTGTGTCAAAATTTAATTTTCCAGTATCATTAGACCACCCAACAGATGCTCTAGTGAGAGAAGAATAATTAAATCTCGCAGAATATTCAAATATATCGGATACTATTGCCTTTGAATTTGAAATAGTTCCCTTTATAACATCATATCTTTTGATTGCATCTGATGTTCTGGAAACATTAATTGCATTATTTAACAAACCTTTAATTTTAATTTGTGTTGGAGTTTCATTTAAATACAAATCTTCACCATCAACAAAATTACTCTTTATTTGAGTTATTTCAAATACTGGGTAGATATTTTGATTTATAGCGGAACTGTATATTGTTTGACTTATTACTGGTATTCCTGGATTTAATGTGTATGGTGATACATCATATTTTAACACTGCACTTCCAGCATCATTTATAAAATCAACAACTTTAAAGAAATTATATCCATGATCTTCAGAATTAAATCCATCTCCAGGAAAAGTAATATTTCCAAATTCATCTTCTGATGGTCCTTTTTGAACACCTTCAACAAAGATATAATCCCCAGGAACAAATGGTGGAGTAGAAAATCCATAAATTGGAGGAGTTCTAACATTAGCATGAACTATTCCATTTACTGTTGTTGTTACTCCAGTAATAGTTACTCCATTACTATTATTAACAGTGCATAATTTATGTGTTGATGATGCCAATCCTTTTGGTCTTGATATTATTTTTATAGATCCAATAGAACTTCCGTTTAATGAAAGTTCCATTATACCGGGAGAAACTTTTTTTCTTGATAAAGTATCAACTAAAACAAAATTTGGTTTGGATAGATAATTTTTTCCACCATTAATAACTTTAATTTCTGATATTTCCTCATTATTTGTTAATAACAATAGGGTATTTAAATTTGCCGATGGGCGTAAAGTTTTATCTGATGGATAATCAAAACCATCGTTAGGAATTTCAATAGATTTAAATCTACCAATAGAATTAGATTCTATAGAAATTAAAGCACTATTTCCTGATATTCTTTTTGAAAAAGAAGTATCAATTCCTATTATTCTTGGTAGTTGTGTATATCCAGATCCACCACTCAAAAGTTTTATTGAATGTATTGGTCCGGTTGTATTTTTTGAAGTTGTATAATAACGTATGCTTACATTTTCTCCAGAAATATATTGTAAATTTTCTGGTATATTGTTTAAACTAACATAAAAACTTGTATTTGATGCTCCAGAAACAACATAATTTGTTTTGTTATATAAACTTTCTGTAAATATTATTTGATAATCATTTTCACTTGTATTTGAAAATATTGGATAACCATCTTTAGTTAATGTATAATATAATGGTGGAATTGAACTATCATAATTAATTGTAAGAGATCCATTAGATCCCGGAATTCCAATAGTCTCTACATTAAATCTTGAGGTCAATCCAGTTGAAACAAAATTCTTATTGAATTTTTTATCATAAAAAATATTAAGATTATAACCAGTCAAGGAAGAATCTGAAAGATCAAAAGATAGATTGTTATTTTTTATTGATATTATTTGTGGATTTATCGAAGATAATTCTTGTCCATTACCACCAACATTTTGTATATTTAATTCTTGTACTGGAAAAGATACTGAATCATAATAAGTTTCGCATAATTTAATTATATTACTATCAACTTTATTTACATAGTAAATTCCTGTTGATATTCCCCCATTAACATAATTTTCTGTATTATAAAAAACTTTTTGCCCACTATAAAATTTATGTGAGGGTATAGTAATAGTATTTTTTGAGGTGTTTATTCCAGATGAATTAAAAGTTACTGGATTTACTAAAAGTTTATGGAAATTTGAATTATATTTTACCTTTAGTGGTAATGAAGTAGTTATTCCTCCAGAATTTGTTTTTGGGATAACTTCAAGATTGACAGTTTCACCATTTGTTAAACCATGTGGATTAGAAGTAATAATTTGAGATTTTATTTTTGATGCAGTTCCAGTTACTACTTTATTAGTCGGTTGTACTTTTTCAAATTTGTAATTATATCTATCAGAACCGTTAGATATAAAATATAAACCAGAGGATGTTGTTGTTAAACCAATTTGAGTTACTATACCAATAAAATCTTTTGATTTTTTAATTACATACAATTCTATACTTTCATTAACTTCAGCGGGGATTGAAAATTGACTGGAAGAAGGAGAATTTGAAACTGTAATTGATACGCTACCTAATGATGGACTTACTGACAAAGATATTACATCATTAGTTTCAAATGGATGATTTGGTAAATATATTGATCTTGTTGGTATGGAAACTTTTTTAACAAAATCACCATAATATTGAGTAAATAGTATATTAAGTCCATCGGCAGTTCCAACGCCAATTGAAAGATTGGGATTGAAATAAACTATTGATTTATTGTTAGAAACAAAATTATCTGTATTTAAATTTATTTTAAATTTACAAGGTATTTCGGTTACAGTTGATGATGCTGTATGCGATATTCCAACTTGACTACGTTGGCATCTTAAAATATTATCTTCAAAAATATTTAAAATAGTAAATTGTTCATTTCCTATTGAAACATTGCTACCAACACTGACATTTTGTAATGGTTTATCTAAATAAATGTCTGTAATTACACCAACTGCATTTGCTGAACTTAAATCTTTAAGTAAAATTGATGATTCGGTATCAACTTTTATTTTATGATTTCCATTTAAACCTTTTATTGATGAAGTACTTAAACCACTAATTTGAATATAATCTTGATCTAAAAAGTTATGGGATGGTAAAATAGTTACTACTATTGTATTTGCATTTTCCCAAGAAAATGCAACATTTTGGTATTGTGTATAAGTAGTATTAATTTTTTCAATATTTACACCATTAAAAATACTAGAAACTACAGCAGATGCTCCAGATCCATTAGTATCTGTGTTGTCAAAAATAACACTATCACCAACACTATATCCACTTCCAGAAACTTGAACTGTTATGCTTTCTATCGAACCAGAATCTACAGATTTTATTTCACAACTTTGTTTTAAACCATAATTTTTAGGTAAAAAATAATTTCTAGAATTTTTTCTATTAACTCTATATGGAAAAGTATTTCTTAATAATTTTTTATCATCTAAATCTAAATTTTGATCTAAAATAAAATTATCAATTGGTTTAGATCTAAAAGAATTTCCAATAAAATATGGAAATTCTGGAACTATTTCTGTTTTTGCAGAAGTACTAACATCTAATTTAGTGCTAGCAAAATAAGCATATATTCCATTTGGAAATTCTGGAGTTTTTGTAAATCTACCATTATGCTCATCCAAATCTCCAGAATTTGTAAATTTATAGTCATCTATAAAAAATCCAGCAGGTAATATATCTAATGATGGTCTATTATTAATATTTGATGATTGTAATTCATATCCAGATTTTAATGCTGCAACTTGAGAAGAAAAATTGAAGGGATCTTTATATCCATATGGTCCATATATGGGATTTCCATCTTTTGCCCAACCAATTATTCTGGAGTGGAATATCGTTGGATTTGGATCATTAAATTCTACACCTTCTCTATTTGAATAATAACCATTTACTGCATAGGTTAATCCGGTTTTTTCTCTATTCTCTAAATAAAATTCTCCAGGATATCTATAATAATCATTAACAATTAAAGATCTTATAGTTGGAACTAAAACAACCCCTTGTCCAAGTGAAGATATAGTAATAGTTGTAGAATTATCGTATCCAACACCAGAATTTAAAACTATTACAGAATCTATCAATCCATCAATTACAACAGCTCGTAGTTTACAACCTATTCCACTACCTATTACTGTTAAATCTATAGATTTATCATAATTTGACCCTTTGTTTTGAACTTGAACTGATATTATTTTTCCATTAAAAATCAAAGGTTTTAATTGAGCACCAGAACCTTTTTTTATAGTTATTAGAGGTTTAATATTTAAATTAAGTGCGGTAGATCCATAATCGGATCCAGGATCATATAAATATGCACCAGTAACTTTTCCTCTAACTATTGGTGTTAACTGTATAGCAGAAGTAATTCCACTATATTCTGCAAGTACTTCTACAGAAATTTTTGGATAAGAAAAAGTATGATACCCATTACCAACTGAAGATATACTTGTCGGATTTCTTTTTATATAATTTAACTTGCTAGTTGATGTTTCATCATCATTTATTTCTCCACCATCAGATAATTGGAATGAGTTATCATCAATTTTTAAAACATAGTATTTTTTAGATGTTGACAATCCAAGAATAGGTTCTTGATCATATGAATAATTAATTAAATCACCATCATTAAAATTATGTTCTTTAAATTTTATAATATTAGTTTGTGTTGATATTCCTGATGGATTAATATTTAAAGATTTATAAGAATACCCTTCTCCGGGATTAACAACCCTAACATAAGATAAAACTTTAATTGGTTCATATATTCTAAACTTATGAATTCCGTAAGTATTGACAGTTGTTATACCAATAGTATTGATTCCACTATTTAAATCAGAAGTACTTGAAAATATTTGAATACTTTTGGAATTAAGAACCTTTGTTAAATAAATTCCACCATTAATTAAATAATTTCCACTATCTAAATTTGATCCGGCAAATGATCCAATACCAATTCCTAAATTTCCATTAGAGTTATAAACTATTTTTTGACCATTATCTAAACCATGTGGTTCTTTAAAAATAAAAGAATCATTTACAATATCAATTGATCCTCCAAAATCTAAAGTTTGGGCGTTAAAAATAATTTCTCTATATTGTTTTTTAATAATTGGTTCAAAAACTGCATTTTTTCCATTTCCACCTTTTGCGGAAATGGATATAATTCTTTCAATTCCAAATTGTTGAGGATCAACTAATACATCTTTAAAGTTACCCGTTACTATTAAATTTACTTTTGCAGTAGTTCCAATACCAGTATTTGGTGGAGTAATTTCAACTTGAGGTGGATTAATTACATCGTAGTCAAAACCGGGATTTGAAACATCTATCCTTTCTAGTGGGCCGTAATAAACTTTATCGGTTGATTTATAATTAATAATATCTACACCATTAATTAATGATCCAATTACACCAGATTTTGTTTCTATTTGATTTTCATCTAAATTAAGATTTTGATTTAAAGAGATTTTTTTAAGAGAATTTGATGGATTTATAATTTGCGATGAATGCTGAATAAGTACAAATTTATGTTGACCAATTTGATTATTTTTATCAAATCTCAAAAAATCTTTTACTGCCAAAAAAGAAATAGCTGAATATAATCTTATTTTATTTTTTTGTGGTAAAACTTCAACATAAAATTCTGGATTATTTTGTAATCCATTTATAGGTGAAGATGTGGTATGAAAATACTTAACTACATCTCCAGTTAAAAATGGAACTTCATTATCAAAAGATAATATAGTGTACATACCACCCAAAATACCATCAAAAAATTCATTTGCATCTTTAGAATTCAATATATTTTTTGAAGATTGCTTAATATCTAAAGTTATTTCTCTTGATGGTAAAGAATTTGATGCAACATACATGTCATCTTTATACACGTATGTATTTTGAACGTTTGATAATATATTGTTATACTTTAATGGTATAATAGAGCTAAGTGCATAATTATATTTTCTTCTTATTACTATTTTTTGCTGCGGAAAAATACCAGATATTGGAGTATCTAAAGTTATTTTATTATTTAAAATAGAATTAACAACAACATCTTTTAAAACTACCATTTCGGTATCTTTTAATAAGATATCAACAATATCATTTGTTTTTAAACTAGTAGGATGGGGTTCTTCATAAGTGTCTATTACTGGACTTCCTAAAGTAAAATATTGAATATCGTAACTAGTTCTGGTGTTGTAAATCCAAGAATTAAATGCATATTCTTTTATAGTTTTATTTTGAATATCAAACCTAATATCTTGTCCAAATTCCCCTAAATTAACTATATCATTTGGTTTTAATAAATTAAAATTTTCTATTCCTTCAACATCATATAATGAACCAATAACAATAAACTCTATTTTTTTGGAAGTATTTCCGTCTTCATATCCATATACCACATAATCTTTAAAATATAAATCTTCTCCTGAATTTATTGATTTTAAAACTCCACTACAACCATACAGTTGATTAACACTTTTACTTTCATATTTAATTTCTTGTCCATCACACACAAATGTACCAGAATTTTTAAATCCTACAGTTGAATCTACAGTAATTGTTGATGCTCCTACCTCAACAAAATCTGTAACTTTGGATTTTGGAGTAATTGTAAAATTACCTTCAATTAAATCATCGTCACCATATCCATAAAATAAATGAATTTTATAAACTGTTTTATTATTTTTTGTTGATATATCTACCTTTGATACTGGACCTGAAAAACTTCCATCGTTACTTTTTATTTGCTGTCCAACTAATTTGAATGGATTTGCATTTTTTGTGATTAAATCGCATACAACTACACTTCTACGTAAATATTCTGCATCAGATGGTTTTATTAAGAAATTTTCAAGATTTATAATTTTTGGAGTTTCGTTGTATAATACTTTAAATAAAATTTTTATAGATTCATCAGTTCCTTTAGATTGATAAAAAGATTTTATTTTTGAAATAAATGTATTAATATTCAATTCTGGTGAAAATTCAAAATCTTCAAATCCCGGAGAAAAAATATACTTTAATTTTTTATAAAATTCTTTTAAAAATAAAGAACTTAAATTAGTAACGACTGAGTTTGATTTGTGCGAACTTGCTTTGGACGAAGAAAAAATTAATTCTTCTGGATTTTGAAAATCATTAAAAGACGTTATTGAAGAAAATCCACGAGAACAACCTAAAAATGTGTTGTTATTAATTTCTTCATACGTGATAATTTCATCATCAATTTTTAATAATCCATATTTTTTCGGAAATCCTTTTGTTGAAGAAACTGTTATTGATTTTGATTCTGCTGTTATATTAGATGACAAATAAATTGTATCAGAAATTAGTTTTTCATTTAAATAATCAAAATTTAAATATTGATCTAAATTTTCTATTAAATCTGTTGGAGCACCTTCAAATTCTTGTGAAATATAATATTGGCGCAAAAATTCTAAAAATTTAGGATTTTCTTCTAAAATAAATTCTGGTATTTGATTATCAATAATTTGATTTATCTTTATCCTGCTTTCAAAATTTTTCGATATCATATTACCTCGTTATTTTGCCGTTTGAATAACTTGAAGTTACTGGAAAATCAACTCCAGAAATTTGTTCGCCAGAAACAATAGTATCTCTTAGCATATTTATGTTACTTGAGCTAGCATTAACATCAAAAATAACATACAAATCTTTCAATCCAATAATGTCGTTTGATTCTGGATATGCTTGGACTTCTATTATACCGTTATTTAAATTTGTTGATGTAATATTAATTGTATTAATTAATATTTCTCCTGTTTTATAATTAACAGTTCCAATTGATTTTTTAACTATCTGATATGTTTTTAAATCTTCCAAAGGTTTGACTATAGTCAGTTCTCCAATATCGCTGCTTGTGGCAACATCAACAAAGAAACATGTTCCAGTTTCTCCCAAAATAGTAAATCCGGTACTTTTAATATTGTATTTTCCAATTTCTTTATGAAATTGATTTCCAAAACATAATTCATATTGTGCAAAATTATTTAAAACGCAATTTAAATTACGTCTCATCTTAATTTTAGTGATATTTGATGTTATAGATGAATCAACACTATCAATTAATTGTACAACTTTACTATATCTAAATCTTCCTGCGGTTTTTGTGGAATTTATAGATTTTGCATAAGATTCTAAAGATGTTAATATTTTTTCTTTTAACACTGAAGAATTTAAAATTTTATTTGGATTGTAGTAAATAGAACTATCAATTTCAACATAAAGAACTTTAAGATCCATTATTTGGTGATTTATTCCAATCACACCGTATTTTTTTATTTTTTTTAAAATATCACTTTTTGTAAAATCCGATAATCTATAAGAATCTTTTGGTTTAATACTTATAAAAACATTACCATATTGTGGGGGGTCCATAACTTCCCCACCTATAACTGTTACTGCTTCAGCTTCTGGATAGATATATTTGATTATAGATTCATAATCAACTGAAGTAACTGCTCTATATTGGGAAGAATACAATCTTGGGGCAAAATATTTAATAGAATCAATAGATTCTAAATCATTACCCCCAGTAGCTAACGAAACGGTTGTTATTGAAATTGGTGCAGTAGGAGTTTGGATTTGATCTAGATTATTTGTTAAAATTCCGGAAAAGGAAAATAGGGAAGGACCATTTCCACCTTTTCCATCAGTAATTATATAACTAATATCTACTTTTGATCCACCTTCCAGTTTTCTACCTAAAATTCCATCTCCAAATATGATTTGATATCTATTATCTTCTATTTCTTGCATTAAATAAATCTCAGATGTATAATCAAGTTCCGTGATATTATCAATCATTTTATATTGAATACCATTTACTTTAACTACAATAGTTGTGGTATCAATATTTGCATTATTTAAAATAAATTTATTATCCGATGAAGAAATATTTTCAAATTGTTGAGTTATTAAATTTCCCTGATAAATTTCTACATTTGTAAAAGAAGCTATTGCTGAATTTGCATCGACTGTTGTAATAGCATTTTCTGGTATAGAAAATACATATGAACTGTTATCAGTTGGAGCAATACAAACTAAACCGGATTTAAGTATGAGTTGAGTTGGTGCATTAACTGGGACTCCTAAATTAACGTCAAATGATATTACTGCTTTTGCACATCTTCTTGATCTTGGAACATAACCTACGTTTCTTGCCAAAGAAACTACATTTTCTCTTATGGTTGCTGAATCTAAAAATGATTCATTCACAACCATATTTGCATTAAATGCAGTAATATAAGTATTATATGCTAAAATATCTATTAAAACAGAAAAATTAGATCCTTCGAAGTCAAAATCCGTAAAATTAGAATTTGCTCTAAGATAATCTTTTATTGATGTTTTGATTTCATCGAAATCTAAATTAGCAAATCTTGTAAAAGGCATTTTATCTAATTGCCTCTAAAATGTAAGTGAATGTTTGTTTTGGTGTATTTTCGCCAATAATAGTAAAATAAACGATGATTTCAAAAGAATTCAAATCTGGATATGGTGTAACTTCAACTTCAACATCAGCAACACGCGATTCAAAGTTGGATATTGCAATTTCAACATAGCTTTTTAATATTGATGCAGTACCAAAATCTATAAACTCAAATAAAGTAGGTCTTACCTCAGATCCAAATAACGGATTAAAAAATCTTTCAGTTGGAATTGTTTGAATAATATTTTTTATCGATTTTTTAATTGCAATTTCATTAGTTAAAACGAGAATATCTTTGGTAACAGGGTGCATGTCAAAAGACAAACTAATATCCTTAAATCCTTTTGATATTCTCGTTATTGCCATTAACCTATTAAGTCATGTACTTTTTTTTATTTATATTAGGACCAGGGACGTCCGTAAATTGGTTCAGTTCCATAATCCCAGTCATCATAATCAACATCATTTCTTATTGATTTATGAGATACTTCAGATAGTTTGAATTTATTTTTTTCAATTTCATCATGCATGATTTCCTGAATTACTTTTTTCTTTTCTGGAAAGGAAATATAATCAGTAACCAATTTTGTAGTGCCCCACATTTGATGCATGTAATTTTGATCCCTATCAACTGGTAAATTTGACATTTTAGCTCCTGTTTTTTGTAAAAACAGAACTTTTTTTGGAAGGAGGTTGCTATCTCCCCTACCAGTATTTAACGATATAGGTATCTTAAGTTATAGTTGTCAGAATTTAAGTATTTTAACAGTTCAAGTGCAATTAATTTTGGATTTCCTTCACCACAAGTATATACATCTATTGCCAAACATCCATTTTCTGGCCAAGTATGACAAGAAACGTGACTTTCTGCAAGAGCAATTACAATCGTACATCCTTGTGGGGTAAAACAATATGTAAATGTATTTAAAATCGTCATTCCAGCACGTGCAATACCCCTTTCCATCGTTTCTTGGAGGGATATTGCATCATTGATGAGATTAAAATCGACATTATACACCTCCAAAAGGAGGTGATTGCCCATGGAAAACTGTTTCAATTCATATTTTCGGCAAAAATATATTTATTTGACCCAAAAACCTTTACGGTCATAACTTTGACTCTCAACAAAACAATATCCTTCGTAATTTTCTTCTTTTTCTTCCTCCCAAACTGGTATTGCAAT